AAAGAATAAACAAGGCCGTCCAGCATACGCTCTATTCCTGAGGCGCCTAGCCCATACCTACTAAAATCATCTGCCCATTGAATGGCCATAATTAGTAACTCCTTTATTAAGCTTGCTTCCCAATGGCTCGGCGTATACGTTCTTCAATAGCAGGATTAGAAATTCTACGTTGGCCGTTGTTGATGATAAAAACACCGCCTTCTTCGTCTACGACAATCATGCTATCTCGCACCTTTACTGCTGTTCCTTCCCAAGCACCTCGGTCAAAAAGAATACCTTGAAATCGCTGCATGGGAGCTTGGGGAGAGCCAGTAGTTACCCAAGGCTCAGTTGTAGTATCACCAAACAGCCAAAACATATCACCATAAGTGATGACTTGATTGATTTTGTCAGGACTACGCTCGGCGTTAGCAAAGTCAAGAGGGTGAATTCGTTTTTCGCCCGGCTGAATCCAATAAAACTTGCCAGTAGTTCCAAGCTCGTCAGATTGCACAGGAACCACGATTACGTAGCTGTTGATATACGTAAGCGAAATCGCCCCAGCATCGTCTGGGACCGTCACTTGCCCGAGCTGTTCCGTGCCACCCCCTGTAAACGTAGAACCATTACTGAATGACATGCCTGCACCAGTTTCAGTAGAAGCGTAACTATTACCAACTGTTCCGGGAATTTTGGCATACACGTAAAGATCGGTTGCTGTTCGGGCAACTGCTTCTACCGTAGGGTGGGCTACAAGAGCCGTGGAATATTGGGTACCGGGTGACCCTTCTCCATTTATAGCCTCGAAAAGATTAGTAAGAGAATTGGCCGTAAGAGTTTCCAACTTTACAAGCCAAGGATTGGACGCTGTGCCCGCTGGAGCACCGGCATTAACATTTCCTGTGGTAAACCGATAATAAACACCGTTGAGTTGGATAGTGTCGTTGTTAGCAATAGAGCCGGTAATCTCCAAATGTGCGCGGGCAAAGCCATTATCAGTGTAATACCAAAGAACCCCGCCATCAGCAATAAACAGATAGCTTGGAACTTCTGTGCCAATTGGCGAGGTAGCTGCCATACTAACATCCCCAATGGGGGAGGTGCCAATAACTCCAATCAAATTGGAAGTTCCGTTGCTTGCTTTAATCCGATGAAGCTCTGTTCCACTAACAACAAACAGATCATCGTTAAAGGCACCGGCAGAACTAAACACCTTACGAATAGGGCCCGGCCCCACTTCTGCAAACTTGCGGAGACCGGGCCGAGCTATAAATGAAACGGGAGCATCCGTCAGAACGGGGTTTTGTTCCACAAACCGATTGACCATTGGAATAATGGGCGTTTTTGAAACCCGTCGTTGGTAATCGGTCGGAAAAATAGGAAGGTTTTGCAACAATTTTTCCTAATCCTCGTGTTTTAAAAAAGAAAGATACTACCGCGTTCAAACTCACCAGTCAGGCTGTAGCCTCTACCAAATCTACGCTGCCCGCTAGTAAGCAAAAGGGCAAGGTCTGGGCGACGAGTCCGCGCAAGAGAGTATTTTGCCCTAAATTTGCGGAGCACGTTAGCGTATCGATCCAAAGATATTTGACTAAGAGGAGGACCGTTGCGAGGATTAAGTCGCATCGCAAGGCCGATAATCAACAAGTCATCAAAAGCTTCGGGAAAAGGAGATTCGTCCGTTGCAGTAAGATTTGTTATTCGCTGCCAATTAGCTTTGTCAGCTCGATAAAACCAAACAGCCGAATAGCCGTTTGTATTAAGAGTGAGGTCTGTGTTTCCCTCAATTAGAGAGCCGTTGCCGTCAAGAGTCAAATTGTAAGTGGCCAAATTGTTGCTAGCATCTACAACACCAAACATGTCTCCATCTTTGGGTCGAGGGTCTAGCTTAATTGTTTTTGCTTCATTAAGATTGAGTTTGAGACGATAACCCGGAGGAAGAAAATTATTGTCTACAAAAAGCTCAAATTCGTTGTTGTAAGTGCTCGTATCAATGTTAGAGTTGTTACCAATAAGTGCTTCTTCGAGATTGTCACCTACTTCATTGCCAAACAACGATTGAATAAAGCGATTTAGCAGGCGCAGTCCTTCTTGCTCTTCGCTAGCATTCGGAGACGCTCCTCGGGCAATAAGATTGGTCTCTCGATAAGCATCAGAGATAATGGTTGAAATTGTTGTCATTAGTTATTATTCCGTAATAAGAATCCCTGCTCCGCCAAGACTAGTCGTTACCGAAGAACGAGCAACAGTGCCAGCAAAAATAGGAAGTTCGTGAAACAGCCCTATATTTCCAATCTGAACTGGGATGCCCGGAAGAGTAACATCCGGAGCTCCATCATTATAGCGAAGAGTAAAGGTCCAAGTTCCGGCTGTCGTCGGAATAAAGCCCTTAATTGAAGAGCTTTGAATAGTTACAGTCGAATCAACCCCAACGGGAATTGGTTTAGCCTTGCATGACATAGCGTATCCTTTTTACGTTGGTGAAGTAGGGGCATGCCTAAATAAGGCAGAGGCCCCTACTAGTGGTGTTAACCGTTCAGTCGAACCAGTCGGCGGCGGCCGTTGGCTGCCACGTTAGGCTCAATAGCAACATCGAAACGAACCCGGTGTTCGCCGGTTTCGAACTTCGAATCTTGCCACATACGAACAGACAGCGGAAGTTTAGTGAGCTGCTTACGCATGGCGATACCGGTTGCCGGAACGATGAGGTCCGCAGTATGGACCACAATCGCACCCTTATTGGCAATAAAGCGAGGCTGGAGAACAGCCCCGGGATCGCCCATAAAGGTAACAGCAGCAGTGTTGGCCGGAGCCTGCGCCACAGTCTGGAACGGGCCCGAAGTGATAATGGCCGGAAAGATCCGAACCGTCGCGTTCGTGCCGTTGGCTGCGTTAACGTCACCAACCACACGGAACTGCTGAAGGTGTCCAAGCGCCTTCTTGGCCCGATTGTCGTAGGCGTACACACCAGCAATGGTAAAGACCTCGCCGTCCTTGATGGTGCGAGCACCAGACCCAATATTCATAGAGATGGTCTGGGTAAGATACTGCCCCGGAGCACCCGAAATGCAGTAATCTTGGTAGGAACCGGCGGATTCTGCCGTACCGTTGGTAAGGGACGAGTTCTTATTGCGCGTGCCTACGGTAAAGCTCGGAAGCTGCTGGGTAAAGGTTGTCGGAATACCCGCAATCGAGCCCTGCCAGCCGCTGCGATACACACCGGCGCCCGTGTTGCCAATGTTGGCGCCAACGCTTTCGACAATGTCCTTGCCGAGAGCTTGCTTATCGCCGTAGGTAAGAACCGCGCGAAGCATCGAATCGTCTTCGCAACCCTCTTCCTTAAGACGAGTATAAGCAGCCGCCACATCATCCCAAGTCGAAACGGGCGAAACACCGTCGCCAAGCCAGTTGTTCGAAGCAAGAGCCGCGAAGCGGAGGATGTAGGCGTCGATATCGTGAGCCAGTCGAAGGGCCGCAGCCTTAATGGCTTCGCTTTCGCGGGCGTCGTTAAGATCGCGAATCTTAACAAAGTCGCCCCAACCCATGCTGGTGCCCACAACGTTGCGGAGGCGATACTGCTCCGAACCAAAGATGGTGTCCTGAACGCCAGACGACAGGTCAGCCACAGTGGCGTCGGTAAAGGTGGTAGTATAGTCGGGAGTGACCTGTTCGACCACAGTCAGGCCGTTACGGTCATTCATCTCCGACTTGTGCTTGTTAAAAGTCACAAGGTCCTTTGAGATAAGATTGTTCTGAAAGATCGCGGCAAACGAGTTAAGGACCAGTTTTGCCTGATCTACAGTCACAGTAGCCATAGTCAGTCTTTCCCTTTCGTATGAGTGTTGTTAGTTCCTATTCGTGTGTGCTCATACGATTGAGACTAAACGTTACTTCCGTCTGAAAAAGACTTCCTCAAAATCGTCGAGGTTATCTAGATCTCTAACTTTAGGAAGAGCGCTTCCTTTTGCCTTTGGGGGCGGAGGGGGCGCGTTAGTCGTCCTCGTACGAGCGACAGTTTTAGTGGTTGGCGCTTCATCATTGTCGAGCATTGCCGAAATACGGCCAAGAGCAAGAGTAGCCTTTGCAGCGCCTTGATTGACAATATCTCGGGCAATGTCTGGATGCGAAGCAAGATAATAAAGAACGTCCGTTCCGTTATCGATAGAGCGAATAGTGTCAGTCAGATACTTACCATAAGCAGGATCAAGGTCGGAAAAACTGTCAATCAGTTTTTGACCTTTTTCCATAAAATCAGGGTAACGCTCCTGTGCGACTGTAAGTTTCTGTTGCCACTGTTCTTGAAGAGTTCGTTCGGCCTCTTCTTGGCGCCTTTGAAGTTCGGCTTGTCGCATCCGCTCTTGGAAAGCTTCTGTTTCCTTACGAACAGTATACGCCACAAGATCAGAAGTGAACTTGGGGTCAAACTGTCCGAGCGGATATTTCTTGTTGCCGTTTTCGTCTTCATCGTCCCAATGAGGCGGACGATCCTCTTCTTGTTCTTTGCTATTTTTAACGGGAGTTGGTCCGTTATTATCGGAAATTTTGGACTCTTCCAACTTTTTCCGTTCTTCAAGAAGCCGCTCAAGTTCAAGCCGCTTTCGCTGTTCTTCCCTAAACTTAGCGTTTAGTTCTCGAATGCGCTTTTCGGCCCGACTTTCCTTCTTGTTATTGGGCGAAGTTTCTTCGTTATTTGATTCTGTATCGGAGGTGCTTTCGTCAACAGAATCTTCAACGGAAGTTTCTTCGTTGTTATCAGAGTCAGAGACGTTGTCTTCGTTGGTTTCTTGTTCTACCGGCTTTTTATCGGGAGCCTTACCCGAAGAGAAGAACTCTGCCTCAAATTCGTCAAGGCTTTGTTCTTCGGTAGTGTCAATACCAACGGATTCAATAAGAGTATTGTTATCGTCGTTCATACTAAGGTTTGCGGTCCTCTAACCGAATTTGCCACGCCTTTTACTGCGACTGAGCCCCACCGGAAGGCTGGCTAGTTTTACCGGCGGGAGTCGAACTATTTTGGAGAACCATTTTACGAATGTCGAGGTCGTCGGCTTTTGCCGCCCCTTCGAGAATCATCTTGATGGCCTTTAAATTCGTTTCAGTAGCGTCCACTTGATTGTCCGACAGCGCTCGAATACGCTGCGTTTCAGCATTGTACGCTTGAATTAGCAGTTCGGCCTGTTTATCCTTAAGCTGTTGCATGAGTTCAAGGTTCTGCGCCTGAAGCTGCTGTAGCTGCGCTTGAAGTTCTTGAAGCTGTTCTGGAGTAATTCCAATGCCTCCCTCGTCCTCGTCGAGGAATTGCGGGGGAATGGTCTTCCTGAGACGCTTCGCCAGCTCTTCTGCCCCGGGCCAATCTTGAGCTTTGGCAACAAGGTCGCCAGCAACAGCCATAAGCTGTGGCCAAACCTGAATAGCGTCCATCATAGCTTGTGCCGCTTCGACCCTCTTAGTGGTGTAAGAAGTTCCCGTAGTGAGGGCAACATCAAACTTACCAACCGACATATCGATTGCGTTGGGGTCGTAGGGGTCGTTAAGCTTGATGAATTTAATTTGTTCGTCTTCTCCAATGCCACGAACAATTCGCTTGCCATCGTAAATTTGAGGCAGAAGCTGATTAATAACGTCGCCCGCTTCAAGGATTGCTGCGTTGCCGTGATCGTGGAATTGAAGATTTGCTACGTCGCCTTCGCGTTGGCGAGCCAGAATCGCTCGTCCGGAAGTTTCATTGCTACGGATACCCAACGAAGCATCGTGAATACCCGTTACATCCTTCATGTCTTGGGTGTTAACAGCCGCTTCATTGAGAAGGGCAGCTTCAATTCCCGGAGGCGGCACAGGAAGGACATTCTGACCAAACACCGCCTCATCGTTAAAGATGAGAAGGGGATCGCGCTTAGTGTGTGCCTGCCGAAGCTCTTCTTCGCGACCTTCCACCGCACTGGCCGTAACCATCCACTTGGCCTTAGGAGCGTAGCCAAGCTGTTCTGCGGCCACTGAGCGGAAATAGTTCTTCATCCGAACGGGGTCTTTCATCCACCGAACCAGCCCATAGCGGATGCGGCGACCACCAACATTGATAATACGCCCAGACATTCGAATGATGGGAAGGCGATTTAGCTTATACTCGTAGGGCCCATCGAGAATCCGAAAGCCCGTGCAAAGGTGCATTTGAGCGTACGTAACCCACGAGATTCGAGTCTTTACGGGGTAACCGTTTTCTTGGAGAATTTGTTCGTAGTTGTCGTTATCAAGAATGAAAACCTTGCCATTCTCAAAAAGACCCATCAACTTTTTACGCTCGATAAGCCGCCAATATTCCGTGATTTGATACGATTCGTGATCGACCCAAGTAGTTCCTGCGAGTCGATCGATCATGGAGGCGTCTTGAAGAGCTTCTTCCGGAGTATTGTTGCCGTATTTGGCCTTGAACTCTTCAATAGGAATTCGATCGTTCACAAACACTCTACGAGCGTCGCGGCCGGTAATATCCGTAGAAAAACGATCCCAAACTACGGAGAAGCAATCGTCAATTGGACGGATAAAGATCTCTTGATCAAATACATCGTCTCGAGCGTATTCAACGCAAACACGAAAGGCCCCATCTCCGCACTGGACTAGGCTTTCAAACGCATTGGCATATACTCGATCAGCACGGCTTTGAGCTTCAATCGAGCGAATTAGGTCGCCTCGAATCTCAGCAACAGGGGCGTCTTCTTCGTTGCAAGGAATAACTTTGATCGCTTTGCGGGCTTGAAGCCAATCACCAACTACTTGAGCAGTAAACTGAGGAATGTTGTTGATTACAAGGCAGGGAAGGCCTTTGCGTTCTTGTAGAACCCGCGGGTCCCATTGTTCACCCGCCGCAAATTTCTTATCTTCAAGCCCTTCTTCTCGGTTATGGCGATCATATTCTACGTCAGCCTCGTATTGGTGACGCATGTCTTCAAGAAAACTTTCTACACTGTCGAAACCTTCAGGAACGTAGTCTTTTTGAATTACGGGTTGGTGATAAAGACGGTCAAGGATAGTTCCCTCTTCCTTTTCCCCGTTCTTTCGTTCCTTGATTTCTCGAGTAATTGATTCCATAATTAGTTAGCCATCCACGCTGTTGAGGGTCTGCTAGTATCAATCCAAGGTTCAGGAGCAGGGCCTTTATAGGTAATCGAAGTTGTTTTGGCCTTTCGAGAGGGGCGCCCTGCAATCTTTTCGAAAAGCTCTGTAAGGCCCCATACAAGGGCGTCTACGCGGTCAGGAGAACCAGTCGAGGAATTTCGCACCTGATCGACAGAAAAGGTGCACATTTGGTCTTCTAAAATGTCAAAACGGCCTACATGATGAATGCGGCCCTGTTCGTAAAGAGCGGAAATGGGTTCTGCACGAACTATTTTACCACGAGTCGCGTGTACAAGCTTAACAGGAAGTGTTCGATCTTGTGCTTTAAGAACACTAGCCACCATTTCACCGCCTTGATTCTTTTCGGCAATGATTTTGTCAGCTTCCCATTTGCGATACATTCGAACGGCGGCTTTAGCCCAGTCTTCGGGAGTCCCTTTGCAAGAAGCATCTTCAAGCACATAGCCATGCGCGTAGCCTTCGTTGTCTCGGGCGAGACCCACAACCACAATTCCGTGCTCGTCGGCACCTTCTGCAGAAGAGGTTGCTGGGTCGACAGCAACAAGGACTCTTTCAAGGTCCTTTGGAACGTTTTTGACGCGAGCCGCATCAATCATTTCTCGCGTCCACAAAGCACCCGGGATATCTTCAAGAATTTCCCCGTCAAGCTCTTGGCGACCCAATCGCGTCCCCGCGTAGCGTTCGTAAAGTTGTCGTATGGTGCTTTGGGGAAGATTGGCCGCATTATCAATCGTAGCTCCCCGAGTAACTACGGTATCAGGGTCGTTCACAAGACGCTTAATGAGAGGAAGGGGACGAGGGGTCGTGGTCACCAAGCAACGGGGATGCTCCCCTAGACGAAGGCCAAACTGAAGTTGGTCCCATACGTCCTGCATGTACTCGAACTTTGCCAACTCATCTACCCAAGCGAAATGGTGCTGGGGACCACGGAGTTGGTCGGGCGTCGTCCCGTTGTAGGTGAAGGCCCGAGAACCATTGGGCCAAGTTATGCACCTATTCGTTGGTGACCACGATTCCTCTGTCAGCGTAGGGTCACAGGCCAATATGCCTGATTCCCCCTTAACCATAACATCTCGAGCGTCGGCTGCGGTTTCGGCCACAAGGGCAATTCGGCATCCGGGATATTCGTGGGCCATTTTTCGGACCCACTCCGCGCCCATACGAGTCTTTCCGAATCCGCGACCGGCAAGAACTAGCCAAGTGTTCCAGTTGCCCGGAGGAGGGAGCTGATTAGGGCGAGCCCAGAATTCCCAGTCATAATTAAGCTTTTCAATCTCCTCGGGGCTGAGGGAGGCCAACCACTGTTCCCGTTCCTGTTCGCTCAGCGAGGCGAGCAAGCTTGCTTTTGAAATTTGCAACATTGCGTTCAATCTCTTTTTGTCTTGCGAGGGTAATTGCCGAACCCTCAGGTCCACTGATTTCTTGACGATCAACAAACATTCCGAGGTGACGGGCGAGGAGTTCTGCACCTTTGAGAACGGCAGTTTCGTTGCCTTTTGCTTCCGCCCTTTCGATGCTCTTAACAATCTTGTCAATGACAAAGAAGGCGTCAACCTTCATCTTTTCCGTACGGTCTTTGGTCAAATAATCAATGGCAATCTTAATGGCCGGTTTATTTTTTAGTTCATTTCCAATTTTGTGAGCGTTGCCATTGTTTCCGTAGCCTGCTCGAATCGCAGCTCGAGTGGCGTTAAAGTCCTTGATGTATTCGTAGCAAAAGGCTCTTTGCTTTTCGGTGATAAGCTCCAAAACTTTTTCACCGTCTTTGTCTGCAATTGCCTGTTGAAGTCTAAAACAGGGACGGCCTGCCACGATATTATTTTCTCCTTTTTGCCATTAGAGTGTGAGAACGATTTTTGCTTCTGCTTTGGACTTCCAAATTCTTCATAGAATTGTCTTTTGGATTGTTGTTTTTGTGGGCCACATCTTTGCCATCGCCCTTACGAACTTTGCCAGCAGCTTCCATTTTGGCCCTAGCGGCGTTACGAGAAGCCCTGCGTTCAATTTGTTCGGGCTTGCTGTTGTATCGTTTTTGGGCGGCAGCTCGGCCACCTTTGTAGGGCATGGGCATAGTAAAATGTTTTTCTCCTCCTATTCTTTACACTGCGTATTATACCACAAAACGGAGCGTTTGTCAAGAAAAAAATGAAGGATTGCTAATTTTTTTGTAGTTTTTTATTTTTCTCTTGACAAAATCGGAAAAATATGGTATAATATCCTTGTAAGAGGGGAGGGTAAGAGGGAGTACCCATAGTGTTTGTATGGAAGGATTGATTCGAAAATTATGGTAACCATGGGGGCGGTTGGATAGTTAGTCGTAGGGGCTTCTAGAGGTTTTCTAGGGGCCCTTTTCTTTGGCCAATAGCCACGGCTAAAATTACTGGATACTGTTTTTTATTTTTTCTCTAAACCGAGGGGTAAATTGTCCACGCCCTAAGCCCTCGCCCATTTCATCCTCCCCCCCTACGCCAATACTGCCCAAGGACTCTACGAATACTACCTTGCCCCCTTGCTTTACTTAGGGGATACTGTAAGACATTGAAACAATACACAAATATAGTTGGCTAGGAACAAGTATTTGCACAATAGTTAGTCAGCAATACTAGGCCATTATTCCATATAGGGCTTGGCTACGGAATAGTTGGGCATTATCCCGATAGTATTCGGGCAATTTCTAGCAATGTCCTTAGTGTAAAAATAGGGCTTGACACATGCATAGACATTTGATATGGGCAAGCTTGGCCTAGGATACGCGCACCTAGGCTGTGGTCCACATAGGCAATGGCGC